AACAGGTAAGAGACATAGACTAATGTCAGAAGGTAATATACTTGATCTTTGTGAACCTTAGTGGTATTATAGATAAAGCAATAGTACATAAGGCCTATGCACGAAATTAGATTTCACCTCTATAGACGTGGTAAATGTGGTTACGATGTCATTGCTCATAGTTTAAGTTCTGAAGAGTTGGAGGAGAAGTTACAAAAGATAGATGAAGATGAATTCTGGAATTTAGACATTCTTCCTATAAGACTCAGCTGTGGTAAGTTAGAGTGTTATGAAGAAGTAAGTTACTAAGAATACAATCTGTATAAGTAATAATTGACTGACGCATTACTAACATGGCACTAGATGTGGATCAATATGAAATTGAACTCCTAGTTGAAGCTATTCAGTATCGGTTAGAGAATGATGAACATTTTTTGTTGAATTATACGCTAAAACAAGAACTGGAAGACTTACTCGGAAAGATACAAGATGAATTCAACCTATGATGTCTATATCGGTAAACATAAGATTATAGAATGTTGCCGAAAAGAAGACATAGAACACAAACTAACCTTTGTGAAAGAATACTTTGATTGGTATAGAGATGACGAACTTGCCAAGGAAAACATTAAAATCGTCCCTTCGAATGAAGGCTAAATAACTCAATACCACAGTTATTGCAATGACTGAATTACTGTGGTAAAATATCATTGTCACTATTCAACGTTATGGCTAAAGGATTTACTGTTAAAGCAAATGCACCCAAACCAAAGAAAGTAGAAGACGCCTTTAATCTTGCAGCTGCACAAGAGATGGTTAAAGGAAAAGCAATTGTCTTCTGTCTGCCAGGTAGAGGTGTTTCATATCAATTTTTAAAGAGTTTTGTCCAACTCTGTTTTGATCTTGTACAAAGAGGTGCAAGTATTCAAATCTCACAGGACTATTCCTCTATGGTTAACTTTGCACGTTGCAAGGTTTTGGGTGCTAATGTTCTTAGAGGTCCTAATCAACTTCCTTGGGATGGTAAACTCAAGTATGATTACCAACTGTGGATCGACTCCGACATTGTTTTCGACACAGAGAAGTTCTACCGTCTTGTTGCAATGGATAAGGATATTGCATGTGGCTGGTATATGACTGAAGATGGAAAGACTACTTCGGTTGCTCACTGGTTGGAAGAAGATGACTTTGCAAAGAATGGTGGAGTCATGAACCATGAGACTGGAGAATCTATCTCACGTCGTCGTAAACCATTCACAGTTGACTACACTGGTTTCGGTTGGACACTGATTAAGCACGGTGTGTTTGAGAACGAAGAGATGGTATACCCTTGGTTCGCACCTAAGATGCAGGTCTTTGATTCTGGTGAAGTTCAGGATATGTGTGGAGAGGATGTCTCCTTCTGTCTGGATGCCAAAGAGGCTGGTTATGAGATCTGGTGTGATCCTCTGATTCGTGTTGGTCATGAGAAGACCCGAGTCATCTGATCTCTTATATTCTGCGGCGGCGCGTTTCAACCGCGTCGTCAATTCAAAAAAATCGCGAAAACAAACTCTAAGGACTAAATAATGGCTGCAATGAAACTTTCTCGTTCTGGAACATCGTTCGTAGAAACGACTCCTAAAAAGACGAGACAGGGAAACGGTAAGAATACTAAATATTCTGCTAGTTCCCGTAATGCGAAACGCAAACGTTACCGAGGTCAAGGAAAGTAATGGCTGATTCAGATCCTAGAATGGCACCAAATGCAGAACCTGCTGCTAAAGAAGACGCAATGCAGTTCAACTATGTTGTAGGTGGTGGTCGTAGAGAGGCAGCGAAAGCAGAACCATCTGTGCATTCGCCACTAGCCGCTGGTTAATAGTGAAAAAACTTAAATTCATATCGCAGGATCAGGAGATGGCACTGATCCAAGAGATGTCATATAGGATTAAAATGTCCGATATTGACATTCATCCATCAAAAACATGCTTCTTGATGGTGTCTCCTGACTATTCTGCGGTTGTTACTCAACATCTCTCTCATTCATTGTCTATGGATGGGGAGATTTTTCATATTGAAGCAGTAAATGTACCCTTCCCCGATGAAGATAGTCTCGACTACAAGGTCGATTTCGCGGAAAAGTACGTTGACTGGGCAAGACAATGGGAAAACTTCGTTCTAATTGAAGCAGGTGTAATCCGAGGAGGTAACTATACATGGATTACACAGCAAATGGAGCTGGTTTCTAACAACAAATACTATACAGTTGCTCTTTGTGAGAACACAGGAAGTAAGTTTAAGAGCGATTTTGTTACACTCTACTATAATGACATAAACGAAGACTTACATTTCTGGTGGGAACAACCAAATAATCATTGGAAATTCGACTCTAAATAGAAGTGGAGATAGAAACCTCCATAAAAGTTCTGTTTTCAGAACTCTAGGAGGATAAAATGTCTGTAAACCCTATTCCAGATATGAGTGAAGAGTTTATTAAGTCGGGTATGACACTCATAACTGACCCAAAGTCCGACAAATATCTAAAAGAGCTTCGTGAAATTGCTCACGATGATGAAGAAATTGACAAAACCCTTATAGATAGTAACTAAAGTAAGAAAAAAACACCATGGCTGAAGCCGAACAGCTCAGAAAGATACTTCCTACTGCTGGCAAAAGCACAATTTCGAGAACTTTTAAGGATATAAGCCTATCTTTTCGTCGTCATCCCGTAACTAACGACATTGTACCGTTAAAAAACGATGATGCTGTCAAGAGATCGGTTGTAAATCTGGTAAGAACTCGCATGGGTGAACGTTTTTTTCAGCCAATTTTGGGTGCTAACATTGAAAATCAAATGTTTGAGCTTCAATCACCCGAAATTGCTCAGTCAATTGAACAAGAAGTAAGAGTTTTACTTGATAATTATGAACCTAGGATCGATACAACTGAAGTTCTTGTTACTTTTCCACCCGATTCTAACGAATTACTAGTAAATATTAGTTATGACATCGTAGGACTACCCTTTCCTACACAAAATATTGAGTTCCTCCTCCAGCCAACTAGAGTATAATGGCGTTTAACCAATTTACCAACCTAGATTTTAATGGTATAAGGGATCAAATTAAGGATTACCTTCGAACTAATACGGATTTTTCCGATTTTGACTTCGATGGATCAAACTTTTCGATCCTAATTGACATTCTTGCGTATAATACTTACATTACTGCCTACAATACTAACATGGCAGTCAATGAAGTGTTCCTTGACAGCGCTACTTTGCGTGAAAATGTCGTTTCACTTGCAAGAAACATTGGTTATGTCCCAAGATCTTCTAGATCTGCGGAAGCTGTTATCAGTTTTACGGTAGATTTGGGGACAAATGAGACCAGAACCGTTACATTGAAGGCTGGAACAGTTGTTTTGGGTAACGTTCAAGGAGGAAATTACGTTTTTTCCATTCCTGAGGACTTTGTTGTCGCAGTAAACGACCAAAACCTCGCAATTTTCGATAATATTACCATCTATGAAGGAATCTACCTCACCAAATCATTCAGAGTTGACTATTCACTATCAAATCAGCGTTATATTTTACCTAACCCGAACGTTGATGTCGAGTCTATCCGAGTTAAAGTAGTTTCTACTACTTCTGATGCTTATCAGAGGTACTCAAACATCCTAAATGTGGATGCAAACTCTAAATTATTCCTTGTTCAGGAGATTGAAGACGAAAAATACGAACTTCTCTTCGGTGATAACATCCTCGGCAAGAAACCACCTGCTAACTCCACTGTTGATGTCAGTTATATTGTCACTAATGGAAGAAATGGTAACGGTGCAGCGAACTTTTCGTTCTCTGGAGTCTTAAAAGACGACCAAGGAGCAACGATTACGAGTGGTGTTTCTCTAATTACTACAAACGACACTTCAAACGGTGGTGACGGAGTTGAATCTATTGACTCTATCAAGTATTTGGCGCCTCGTGTATACGCAGCCCAGTACCGTGCAGTGACTGCTAACGACTATAAGAGTATCATTCCCTTAATTTACACAAACGTCGAGACTGTGACCGCATATGGCGGGGAAGAACTCGATCCTCCTGAGTTTGGAAAGGTATTCATTTCTATCAAACCCAAAAATGGTAGTTATTTGTCGCAAATTACAAAAGACACTATTTTAAGGCAACTCAAACAGTATTCTATTGCTGGTATTAAACCAGAATTGGTTGATCTTCAATACCTTTACGTTGAAGTTGACTCAAGTGTGTATTATAACGCAAACGTTGTTTCCGATGCTACTGGATTAAGAACAAAAGTTGTCAATACTCTTAATGCATACGCTCAGTCTGCTGATATTAATAGTTTTGGTGGAAGATTTAAGTATTCTAAGGTTATTGGATTGATTGATGATAGTGATAAAGGTATTACTTCCAATATCACTAAGGTTCGTATTAGAAGAGACTTGATTCCCGAGTTTAATGCATTTGCAACTTATGAATTATGCTTTGGTAATAGGTTCCATCAAAAGAGAACTGGATATAGTATTAAATCTTCTGGATTTAGCATCGATGGTGTTGAGGGAACCATCTACATTGGTGATATTCCTACAACTTTAACTAGAGGAAGACTTATATTCTTTAAATTAGAAAATAATACTCCTATTATCGTCAAGAACAATGCTGGTATAGTAAAGTATGACGAAGGAGAGGTTCTTTTGGATGTGGTAAATATAACGGGTACTGATTTAGCTTCTGGATTCGTTCAAATCGAAGCAGTTCCAGAATCTAACGATATTATTGCACTGAAAGACT